ACGGCAACGCATTCATCAGAATCGACAAAGCCCGGGGAGCTGACTATATCGCTGCTCTCATTCCTCTCAATCCGGAGCAGGTAACAACTGAACTCAAGGGCAGCAAGGTTATTTACAAATTTTGGTCAGACAAGAATGAGATCGTTGAATATTCTTCAGACCAGATTATGCACTGGAAAGGCATAGGTAATGGTATTGTAGGTCTGAGCACTGTTGATTTTGCCAGAACTACTCTCACTGAAGCTGTGGCTGCTCAGAATGCCAGTATTGAGATGTTCACTACGAAGGGCAAATTGAAGGGTATTCTCTGCTCTGAGACTCCTCTGATGCGACAGGATCAGGCTACTGAATTTTTGAAATCCTTTCAGGCTATGAGCGAGGCACCTATCGGCATTCCGCTGCTGCCTTCGGGGTTCAAGTTCCAAAGTGTGGCCCTGAGTCCGGTTGAGACTCAGCTGCTTCAGACTCGTGAATTTATCGTTAAAGAGTTTGCCCGGTGGTTCAATATTCCTTATGGACTCTTAACCGGTGAATCTCCGGAGCTGGTTGACCTGAGTAATTATTTCTATGAGACAACTATCCTGCCTATGTGCGTGGAAATTGAGCAGCTTTTCCGGCAGAAAATCGTGAAAGATGAATCTCTCACGGTCAAATTCCGGACAAGCGTACTCAAGCGTATGTCTGACCAAACACGCATTCAGATGCAGACAAGCTATGTTCAGAACGGCCTCAGAACTCGCAACGAGATCCGGAGAGATGATGGTCTCAAGAAGTTGGAAGGAGCAGATGAACTTACTGCACAGAACAACCTTTTCCCTTTGTCTCAGCTTGGTCAGGCTGATGCAACCCAGACACCTCAAACGCCGCTGACAACTCAGCCGCAGAAACAATAAGGAAGAAAAAATGACTTTCAAAGTATGCGTGAAAAGCTTATTCACTCCTTTAGAAGAAGGGAGCATTGAAGGCTATGCCTCAGTTTTTGGCGGCGTTGACAGCTACGGAGACATGATAGAGCCGACTGCTTTTGACAATGTTCTTAAAAGCGGTCAGAAGCCTTTGATGTTCTATCAGCATGACAGATGGAGTCTTCCTATCGGCGTATGGGAAGAGCTTTCAGTTGATGCAAAAGGGCTGAAAGTCAAAGGCCGCCTCAATCTGGAACTTGAAGAAGCAAGAGAAGTCTACTCAGCTTTAAAATTCGGCTCATTAAACGGCATGAGCATTGGATTCAGAATGCATGACCGTGATTATGAATACGATGATAATGATATTTGTCATATTAAGAATATTGCAGAACTGCTGGAAATCTCAATAGTAAATTTTCCGGCAGATAAAGAGGCCCGGATTGACAACGTAAAGTCAGAAGACCGAGACCTCAATGATATAAGGGATTGTGAACATTACCTGAGAGAATTAGGTGTGAGCAAGAAACAGGCACAGAAATTCATTTCTGTTGTCAAAGCTGCGAAATCGGCTGTGAGTGATTCCCAGAAACCAGAGGACGCAAAAATGGCCGCTGAACTTGAAAAAATTCAGCAAAAGTTGAATCAAATTCTGAGGAAATAATCATGTCAGATCTTGAAACTATCATGAAGTCTCTCGATGAAGTGGGAGCAAAAATCAATGCTGTTGATGCAGACGGTAAGGCATCTGTTGAAGCTGTTAAGAGCAAGCTGAAGGAACTCGGTGAGGAGCAGGTAAAGTTTGCCCGTGAACTCGCTGCTCTCCAGCAGGCTTCTGTTGACGCTGAATCTCAGGCTGTAGCTGTTAAGTCAGTCGGTCAGCAGTTTGTTGACTCTGCTTCTTACAAGGCTTTCAGCGTTGACGGTTCAAATGACAGGGGAGCACGTCATACTATCTCTCTGAAGACTGATACTCCTACTACCAGTGTTGTTGGTACTGGCATCACCAGAACTACCCTTGCACAGCCTACTCAGCTGCCGGGAATCTACGGTGCTCCGGATTTGCCCCTGCTGATTGAAAACCTGATCCCGCACATTCCTGTGCAGAGCTCTTCCGTGGAATACCTGAAGAACTCTGCTTTCAGCAATGGCGCAGGGGTTGTCGCAGAAGGAGCCGCAAAGCCTGAATCTACTTTCACCTTTGCCTTGGAGACTGCTCAGGTTGTTACTGTTGCTCACTGGACTAAGATCACTGAACAGCTTGCTGCTGATGCTCCGGCAGTCGCAGCTTACATCAACGCTAAGATGATGTATGGTCTGGCCTTGAAGATTGACCGGCAGCTTGTTTCCGGCACCGGCACCAGCACTCAGCTTGCAGGTCTCCTGAAGAGCGGTAATTTCACTGATTACAGCTCTGCCGTAGCGTCTCAGATCCCGCAGGGAGCCAATCTCATTGACTTTGCCCTCATCATTAAGGCTCATCTTGAATCTCTGGGTTATCCTCCTAAGCAGCTGCTTCTCAATCCTGCTGACTGGGCTGCTCTGGCTCTCCTGAAGGATACTCAGAAGCGTTATCTGCTTGGCGGCCCTGCTGGCATTACCACCCAGCAACTCTGGGGACTTCCGGTAGTAACTACTGCTGCTGTTCCTTCTGGTAAATACATCATGGCTGACTTTGCCCTTGGAGCCACGATCTTTGATCGTCAGGAAGTAGCTGTTGAAATCGACAGAGAAGGTGATGACTTCCGTAAGAACCTCCTGACCATTCGTGCAGAGCGGAGACTTGGCCTTGGTGTTGAAGACGCTGCTGCTATTGCCGGTGGTGACTGGAGCCTTAGTGCTTAAGATTTCCTTACTTATCAACCGTACTTAAAGGAAAGTTTGGGGACTGAATAAGTCCCCTTTTTTAAGGGCAAAAGTATGCTGTATGTTACTGTTGCGACTCTCAAGAGTCATCTCAGAATAGACGGTTCAGAAGAAGACTCTCTCTTGAGTCAGTACATTCTCGCTGCTCAAGAAGAAGCAGAGCAGAGAATGCACCGAGCCATTTATTCTGAGACAGATGAAAATGCTGTGACAAACGATTTGACCAAGATTCCTCCGGGAATAACGCAGTTTATTCTCGTAGCTGCCGGAGACTTGTATAAGAACCGGGAAAACAGACAGGAAAAGTCTTTCACTACATACTTCCAGAATTTGCTGGATCCCTGGATTCGCTATGATCTCTAACATTCCCGCCGGAAAGCTTACAGCCCGGGTAACTCTCCTGAGACCTGCCAGAACGATTTCAACCGGCACTCATGCCACTACATACACTGATGATGTGACCGTGTGGGCGAATATCAAGCAAGTGTCACTGAGAGAGATTATGCGGTCTCAGGTAGAAATGCAGACTGAGACTTACACTGTGCTTATGCGTTATCGGCCCGGCATTACTCAGGAATGGTGCGTGAGACTTCCGAATCAGAAAAGATACCGCATCATAAGCATCAACACGGATCCGGAGTCCGGGGCAATGATCCTCGGTGCAGAACTCGACAACTCAATAGCTCAGACGGTGACATCATGACAACTTTTTCATCAGTCAAAACTGACCTTGTAACAATTCTTGAAAGCATAGACGGTGTGACAGCAACTTTTGACTATTCAGCATCAGATAACGAAGCTGAAAAGGCCATTGTCATTGATGATTTCAGTGTGACTTATGAGCACGATTTGGATATGGGTTACCATAAAACTGCCAGATTCACCGCCTTCTTGATTACCAAGACTGCTGATGACTTGGATGACCTGATAGACGAGCTGGAGTCGCTTGATAACGACACAGAAACAAGCATCAGAAACTTGACGCTTGAATCAGTTTCGATCTCTGATGACGATCTTGATAACAAATTGGCTAAAGTCTCAATGAGCTGTTTCGTGTGGGATTAATCTATGGGAGACTCTATCACTGATACTGTCATAGGTGGGAGCGATGAAGGCTTTGAGCGAATGCTGGATCAATTCCTGAAGCAGCTTGGAGATGTCGACAAAAAGCTTTCACTCGATACTCAGAAAAAGATACTGAGAGATGCTACCGCTGCTGCTGTGAGAAGTCTCAGAAGCCGCACAAGGGCATCTTACAAAAAACACCGGGGAAACGGCTGGCGTTCCGTAAAGCTGTCAGTCAAAAACTCTAAAACACGGCCCGGACTGGCCTTTGCAACTTACGGCTGGAGAAACAAGGGCGTGGATGAGAGCAAAGCCGAAAACCGGAAGAAAAACGGCACTCTGAGACCGAAACCGGCAACATACATAGGCATCTGGGGAGACTTGGGGACAGTCAAACAGTCCGGAAAGCACATTCTTGAGTCAGAATGGGCCGCACAGAAAACTCAAATCCAAAACCGAATCACACAGGCTATCTTGCAGCAAATACGAGATGGCTTTCATTAACCAGAAGAGGAAATCAAAATGACTGCTACTCTTTCACCTACAACTGCGAAGAATGCAATTTCAGGCAAGAATACGCTTGTTGGCTATCGGGCTCATGGCGCAACTCCGGAGGCAAGCTGGACTACTATCCCCGGAGTCAGTGTATTTACCGGCGTTGGCGGCACTGTTGAGGATATAGATCAGACTTGTATTGCCGAGTCGGTCAAGCGTTATCTTGCCGGTGCCTTTGATGGCGGTGAAATCACTATAACGATTCATCACTATACCGGGGATTCTACTCAGCAAGCTCTTATCGCTGCTGCAAATGCCGGAAACGTTGTTGACATCTGTCTCCAGTATTCAGATGAGACCACGGCGATTATGGAAGTGGCTCTCAAGAGTGCTATGCCGCAAGATGCAAGCATCTCTGAGACTATCAAATGGGACATCGTGGGCAAGTTAAACGGTAAGCCTTCGTGGACTTTTGGCACCGGTTCATAAGTTTTTTCTTAGTTAGTCCTTAGTAATGTTTGGGGGCAATTTAGCCCCCTTTTTTATGGATATTTGAGAATGATAATCAGCAATTTTTCAGCAGTTCAGCCTAAATTCAAGCGTGAGACCGTAGCTGTTCCTGAACTTGCTCAGTCAGAAGACATTCCGGAAATTCTTCTTCAGGAGATGACCGGCGGTGAACAGGCAGAGTTTCAAGCCAGAATGACCAAGCCTGATTTCAAGGATAACGAAAAGGCTATTGTGGCTTATATGCTCTCAATCTCTGCCATTAAAGAAGACGGATCCAAGCTGTTTTCAGATGAAGAACAAGCTGGATGCTTCATTGATGCAGTTCCGGCGGGAGTGATTAACCGGCTCAATAAAGCTATTTGGCAGCTGAATAACGGCAGCACTGAAAAAAACTCCTAAAACTTCCGATTGTAAGGCTTGCCGTGAGAATTGCCCGGGAAATTCATTGGCCCATAACCGAGATTCTGAACCTTCCTGAGTCTGAGTTGCAGCTGTGGGCGGCAGTTTTTCAGGAAGAGTCCGGAGAGCAATCGGAAGAAGAACCGGAAGAGCGTGAAATCTCCGGGAAAGAAGTATTTGCCCTGTTGGGCGGCAACGTGGTAACTGAGCATGAGCATAGTCAATAGTATCCTCAATTTAGTTGACTTAAATACGACTAAATACAGCCGCAAGTTAAGGAATATGCGGCAGGACACGAAGAAAGAGAGCAAAGGTATTGCTGACTCTTTCAAGTCCATAGGCTCTGCTTGGAAGTCAGTTATTGCAGGTCTGGCTACCGGCGCTCTTGCCAGTGCTGTTATCGGTGAATTAAAGAGCACCGAGAAAGCTGTTGCTTCTTTTATCTCAGCTACCGGCAGTCTGACAGAAGCCAGGGATCAGTTTGAGCTTCTCCAGCAAGCGGCACGGGACACTTTGCAGCCTTTTGACGCTCTGAAAACTGCTGCTCTGGAACTCAAAAAGAACGGCATTCAAGCTACCAGTGCTGAACTCAAAACATTCTCCCAGATTGCCTACGGTACAGGGCAGAGTCTGGAAACTGTCAGCAAAGCCTTTACTGCAACGATTCAGGGCAAATACAAGCAGCTGAACGCTTTAGGCATTACGGCTAAAGATGCCGGAGATAAGCTTGTCCTGACATATAAAGGCGTTACTCAGGAAATCGACAAGAACACCAAGGCTCTGAGCGATTACTTCTCTCAGCTGGGGCAGGAAAATGAGGGTGTTCTTGACTATTTACAGTCCGGAGTTACCGGAGCATTCAATCACTTGGAGAATGCTTGGGGCGATTTCTACAGAGCAATCGGTGAGAGCGGGCTTGGAGACCTCATTAATCAGATTGTGCGGG